CAGGACAGTCTCTGTTACAAGATTTACGTAGAGCTGGACTACCGGTGTTGGATTACTTGCCAGATCGTGATAAAATTGCTAGAGTACATGCTGCTACCCCTATCATGGAAGCAGGAAGATTATTTTTACCTAGGCACAAAGACTGGGCAGAAGATTTATTTGCTGAAGCAATACAGTTTCCCTATGGTAAACATGATGACCAAGTGGATGCAATGACCATGGCTATACATTACTTAAAAGATTCGTGGCATCTGACACATCCAGATGACCCTGAGTATGAAAGTAAGCCAAGTAAAAACAAAACGTATTGGAATTTTTAATGGATGGACTATCAGAATTATTAAATGCATTACCAAGTGATGGTTATTTTAGAAATGATAATCAAACAACAAAAGTACAAAAAGAAGTACAAGTAACTCCTAATAGTATAGAAGAAGAAACTATTTCTATAGGTAATAAATATTTACCTAAAAGTTTATTTCGAGAACAATATAAAAAGTCGTGGGAAAATAATCCAGAAATTAATGCTATCATAGATAATGATCCTATTATAGAAAGAATAATACAAACAGAATCAAGTAATGATCCCAATGCTGAAAGTAGAGTAGGTGCTCAAGGTTTGATGCAGATAATGAAAAACACAGCAAAAGATCCGGGTTTTGGTGTGAGTCCTATATCAGAAAAAGATCGTTTAGATCCTGTAAAGAATGTAAGGTTTGGTAGTGAATACTTTAATGCACTAAGAAATAAATTTGGAGGAGATAACAAACTTGCTTTGATGGCTTATAACTGGGGTTATGGTAACGTAAGGAAGTGGATAGCTGGTGGATCAGATCCAGACAAAATACCGAGTGAGACTGTTGGGTATCTTGAAAAAATATTAGGCCCTGAATCTACAATGGAAGAACCAATGGGTATGGCTTCTCTTGAAGTAGAAGATGAAGTAATGGTAAGTAATAAAGGTGGTCGTATTGAAAGAGATCCCTATAATAATTATAATAAACAAAGGATAATATAATGGCTGTAGAACGTAACCCATTTCAAGGTATGCCAGAAGCTGTAGCATTGGATAAGATTTCAGAAGAATTAGGCTTAGAACCTGATGGTGAGGTTGAGTTTGAAATAGAAGGTGAAGAAGAGTTTGAAGTGGAGCCTATGATAGGAGAACACTTTGATAACTTAGTAGATACTCTTGATGAAGATAAATTACAAGAGATAGGTATGCAAGTTATAGATGGATATGAAGCGGATAAAGATTCCCGAGCAGAATGGGAAGAAACATTTGAAAGAGGATTCGATCTTCTTGGTTTAAAACTCCAAGAAACAAGCGATCCTTTTGAAGGAGCATGTACTGCAGTTCACCCACTCTTGATTGAATCAGCTGTAAAGTTTCAATCCAAAGCCAGCCAAGAACTCTTTCCTTCAGGAGGACCAGTTAAATCAGCAATACTAGGTAAGGTAACACCGGAACGTGAGATGCAAGCACAACGTGTTAAACAGTTCATGAACTACCAGTTGACTGATCAGATGCCAGAATACTTTGATGAGTTTGAAAGAATGCTTTTTAACTTACCATTAGTCGGTTCCTCTTTCAAGAAAATTTATTATGATATGACATTAGAACGTCCGGTATCTGAGTACATACCTATAGACCAATTCTATGTGTCATACTATGCAACAGATTTACGTAGAGCAGATAGGTATACTCATGTCATTTACAAATCTCCAAACGATATTAAAAGAGATATAGCAAGTGGCATGTATGCTGATGTAGACTTACCTAAAGCTGGTGTACCAGAACAGACTCCTATTGGTTCCAAGATGGATGAGATTATGGGACTAGCTCAAGGAGAAGCTAATGATCCTCAATATACTTTACTAGAACAACATTGTTATTTAAATCTAGATGATGATGATGAAGGTGTAGCTATACCATATGTTGTAACAGCAGACCTTGAATCTAGAAAGATACTATGTATACGTAGAAACTATGATGAGAATGATCCTAAGTTCCAGAAGAAACTACACTTTACACACTATAAGTATGTACCGGGCTTTGGTTTCTATGGTCTAGGCCTTATACATTTCCTTGGTAACTTAACTATGACAGCAACAACTGCCATGCGATCACTAGTAGATGCTGGTCAGTTTGCTAATCTACCGGGTGGCTTCAAAGCAAGAGGTGTTAGAATGGTCGGAGACAATGCTCCTATAGCTCCGGGTGAGTTCAAGGAGGTAGAAGCTACCGGCATTGACCTAAGTAAAGCTATCATACCTTTACCCTACAAAGAACCATCACAAACTCTTATGGCTATGATGGACTTTGTTGTAAAGACTGGTGGTAAGTTTGCTGATTCTACAGAACAAGTTATAGCAGATTCAACAAATGCAGGACCAGTAGGTACTACCATGGCTCTGATAGAGGCAAGTAGTAAGTTCTTTACAGCTATTCATAAAAGATTACACAAGTCTCAGAAAGATGAGTTCCAGTTACTGGCACAAATTAATTATGACTTCTTACCACCTAACTATCCTTACGAAGTTATAGGTGGAGACATGTCTATATTTAAACAAGACTTTGATGGTAGAATAGATGTATCACCGGTATCTGATCCTAACATACCAAGTAGTGCACATAGAGCAGCCTTAAGTCAAATGGCTTTATCTCTGGCACAACAAACACCTCCGGGTACTTTTGATACAAGAGCTTTGTATCGTGAAGTATTACTAGCATTAAACTTTCCTAATCTAGAACAAGTTATGCCACCGGAACCTAAAGCAGAACCAAGAGATCCAATGGGTGATATCATGGCACTAAGTCAAGGACAACCTATTAAAGCTTATCCGGGACAGAATCATAAAGCACATATTATCTTTAAGACTGCATTCATGGAAGACCCTGCAATAGGTGGTAATCCTTTAATGGCTCAGGGTAAACCTCTTCTTGAAGCTAACATACGTGAACATATACTACTACAGTACCAAGAACAACTTGGTGGTATGGTACAAGCAAGTGGTGTTGCTAATGATCCACAAACTATGGAAATGGTTATGGCTCAAGCTGCACAAGAAATTGCTCAAGCTAATATGAATATGCAAGCTGCTGTATCTCCTGAACAACAAATGTTACTGAATGAGAAAGCACGTATTGAACTGGATGAACAAAGAGTAGAGATAGATGCAGCGAAAGATGCAGCAACTTTAGCTATTAAAGATCGTGAAGTTAATCTTAAAGAAGATGAAGTAGCTATTAAAGCTTTGGATGCAGCTGGTAAACTTGAAGTAAAGAATACTGAAATAAGTACTAAGTATGCTGAGTTAGCTGCTCGTCTTGCTCTTGATGCTGAGAAGCAAGGAGATGAAAAAGATGAGAAGCAAGCTGAAAGAGCTATTGATAACTTAATTAAAATTAGTGAAGTGGAAAATTCTGATGCCCTTAAAGACAGGTAAAAGTAAAGAAGCTGTTAACTATAATATTAAAGAACTTATTGATGCAGGTTATCCACAAAGGCAAGCTGTAGCTATAGCCATGGATAAAAAGAAAAATAAAAAGAAAAGGAAAAAAACATGAAAGGTGTTAATCATTATAAAAAAAATGGAACTTTATTTAAAGGTAAGAGCCATAAGATGGCAGATGGTTCTCTTCATACAGGAAAGACCCATACACCGACTTCTGTAAAGTTGTTTCATTTAAAAGAGTTAAGTGCAACGGCTAAGAAAAAAGCTAAAACTTAATGGATATGTTTGACGAGATTAAAGATGCTTTTGATAAAGAAAAAGAATACTTAAAAGATATGCTTGCATCAGGAGCAATAGAAGACTATAACCATTATAAGCAGATTGTTGGTACTATAAGTGGTATTGAACTATCGAAGGACAAGCTTATAACAATAATAAAAAAAAGGATAGAAGATGACTAAAATTTTTTGGATAGCGATTGTAATAATTGCTGGAATAATAATTGGTGGTGTTGTATTTATGAAGCCTTCTGTTGAAGCAGAAGCACAAGAAGTAAATAATGGATACAGTACACTTCCGGGTTGGTCAGCAGGTTACAGATATTATTTTGACATGGACGAAGATGAAAAAAGTAAAATGAGATTGTTTGGAAAATATAAACAAGTAAGTGGTAATACTTTTAAATTTGGTTGGGATAGAGAAACTGGTAAAGATATGAATCAGTTTAATACTAACATAGATGATGATGGTATTATATTTTTTGAACAAGAGTTTAAATTTTAATGCTTGAATTATTTCATGTAGCTATACTCCTCATCTGTTTTAATGGGGAGTGTACTCGATTTGAAAGTGCACCTTACTCTAAAGATTTAAGTTCAGAGAATTGTGAGAGAATGTTATCTCTTACATTCAAAACTAAAGTAGGTCCTTACTATGATGACCTTATAGATTTTAATGTAGATAAGCCTGAAGATATAAAAATTGTTTATGGAAGCTGTGATCCGACAACTCGTCAAGATACTGAGTGGAAGATAATACCAGATGTAGATCCTGAACAGCACAAAGAAAAACAAAATGGTATTAAATGGCAGACTGAAGAAGGAGAAGAAATTTAATGATGAATCCTAATCTAGGTGGTTCTATAACTAATGATGATTGGATAAGTGAAGAAGAAGTAGCTGACCCAAAAGAACTTCCAAGCATTCCCGGTTTTCATATCTTAATAAGACCTGTTACTGCAAAGAAAAAGACTAAGGGTGGTATTATTATTCCTAGTAAATTACAGGATGACCTTTCTTATCTTACAACTGTAGGTAGAGTTTTAAAAACAGGTGACTTATCTTACGGAGATGAATCTAAATTTCCTACTGGACCTTGGTGTAAAGAAGGAGATTATGTATGCTATGGTAAATTAACTGGTACTAAGTTTGTTTATCAAGGTGTGAAGATGTTATTAATATATGATGATCAAGTGTTAATGACAATAAAAGACCCATCAGTATTGGATACAAGCATTAACTTAGTTGCTTAAGTCTATATTGTATGTTATAAAATAACTATGCGTAATCTTAGTGTTCGCAAACTATGGAGAGTAAAATGGCAGAAGAAGAACAATGGAGCGAAATAGATACTTCTAAATCCTCCAAAGAAAAAGAAGAAGTAGCTTTTGAAGTAGAGAATGAAGAACCTATTGAAAAAATAGAATTAGTTGTTGAAGAAAAAGAAGAAGTAAAAGAAGAACCTAAGAAAGAAATACCAGAGTTAGAAGGTATTGATACTGATGGTGCTTCTAAAAGAATACAACATCTGGTTAAGCAAAGAAAAGAACGTGAAGAAGCTTTAATAAAAGCTCAAGCACGTATAGAAGCTTTAGAGAAACAACAATCAGAAATGACTCAAGGTACTCTAAATCTTCGAGAGACTGCTAATACCAGTAATGAAAAGTTACTTCAACAGCACTTAGAGATGGCAAAACAAAGTTATCTAGATGCCTATGATAGTGGCAATAAAGAAAAGATGTTAGCTTCTCAAGAAGCAATATCGAAAGCACAAGTAGACTTAAATGATATTAGTAAAGATAAGAGTAATCTGGAACGTGTTAAGAAAGAAATAGAAGAAGCTCCACCATCTCAAGGGATGCAAGCTCAAGCCCAACCTCAAGCTAACCAACAACAAGAGTTTGATCCGGTGGCAATAGAGTGGAGTAAGAAGCCAGATAACAATTGGTTTGGACAAGATCAAATCATGACAGCTTCAGCATTAGCTATAGATGCTCAACTGAAGCAAGAAGGATATGATCCTAGTTCATCAGAGTTTTATGATGAAGTTGACAATCGAATGAAAGTTAATTTCCCTCATAAATTCGGGGAGGGTCTACCGGAGAAGGCCCCTCGACAGGTAGTAGCAGGAAGTTCACGAACTCCTCCTACTTCTAAAAGTAAGAAGGTTAAGTTAACACAAGATGACGTAGCCCTTGCTAAGAAGTGGAATATACCTTTAGAGAGGTATGCAGCCGAGAAGAGAAAGTCAGAATCTTCAGGTGAGTATACTAACATTGATCGTGGATAGAAGGGTGCAAAAAATGAAAACATCACGTAATACGGAAACAAGAGAAGAACAAACTAGAGAGTATGTATACGAAGAACCTAATCTGTTAGATATTCCAGATGAAGTTTATGATCGCTTTTTAAGCCAAGGACTGGCACTACGTTGGATACGTATATCTTTAAAAGGAGATGATGACTATAAAAATGTGGGAAGAAAAACACAACAAGGTTACGAGTTTGTAGACCCAAAGGAAGTTCCGGAAATGTTACCAACGTCTCTCGTGATAGACAAAGGTCGCTATGAAAACTGCGTTGTTCGAGGGGATGTCGCCCTTGCCAAGATAGCCAAAGGACAAGCAGAAGCCAGAAATAAGTATTATCAAGAGAAATCAGATGGTATGATGGATGCTGTAAATCAGCAATTGATGTCAAACAATGATTCTCGAATGCCTATTTCAAATAGTAGCAAGAGTAAGACTACAGTAGGAAGACAGCCAAAGTTTTCGTCTTAGTACTGTAATTTTTTTTGTAACTAACTAACCACACGAGGGAGATAACGATGTCAGATACTGCATCACCAAACGGATTAGTTCCGTCTCGAAGATGGGGAAGTGCTTCCAACTCTACAGGAACAAACATGTATAATATTGCTAGTGGTTATGCCACATCAATGTATACTGGTACTCTTGTAGAAGTTGCAGCAGGAAATTTAAACATTCTTGCAGCAGGAAATAATTCTGCTTCACCACCTATCGGAGTATTCCAAGGCTGTCAATATACAGCAGCTAATGGAACACCAACATGGTCAGCTTATTGGCCAGCTTCAACAGCTGTATTATCAGGTTCACAAGCTATAGGCTATGTATGTGATGATCCATTTGCTACATTTATTGTGCAAGCAGATGGTGCTGTTTCAGCACAAAACTTAATGACTCTTAATTATGAAGCTAACATAGGCACAGGTTCTACTATCACAGGTCAAAGTAATGGCTCATTAGATGCTAGTTCAGGTAAAACAGGCGCAACAGCTTTGTTACGTCCTATTGCATATGAAGGAGTCCCGGGAAATACCCAAGCTTCTGCTTATCCGTCATTGGAAGTAGAATTAATCCACCATGCACTTCGTGCACAGACAATAGTATAATAGAAAGGGAGAAATAACATGGCTGCTATTAATAGAGCTAGTATTGCGAAGCAACTTGTTCCCGGATTAAATGCTATATTTGGCATGGAATACGGAGAAGTTGTGGATGAATTAACACCATTGTTTGAAATGGAAAACTCAGACAGAGCATTTGAAGAAGAAGTACTCTTCACAGGCTTTGGCTCAGCTCCAGTTAAAAACGAAGGTGCTGCTGTACAATATGATACCGCTCAGGATTCATATACAGCAAGGTATACTGCAGAAACAATTGCATTAGCCTTTAGTGTAACAGAAGAAGCTATGGAGGATAATCTTTATGATACATTCTCTAAACTTCGTGCACGAGGTCTTGCAAGAGCGATGGCAAATACTAAACAAGTAAAAGGTGCTGATGTTTTCAATCAAGGATTCAACGTACTTTATGGTGGTGGAGATGGAGTTCCTTTATTCTCTGCTGCTCACCCTACTATTGGTGGTGGAAATCAAAGTAATTTGATAGCTACTAATGGTACAACTGACTTATCTGAAGCATCACTTGAGTCAGGTTTAGTATCTGTACAAACTGCTAAAGACGACAGAAACATTTTGATTGGTACAAATGCATTGTCAATTCACATTGCACCACACAATCAGTTTGCAGCTGCTCGTCTATTAGACAGTCCTTACAGACCGGGTACTGCTGATAATGACATTAATGCAATTAATCATGGAGGTCTAGTACCTAATGGTTACTTCGTTAATAAACGATTCAGCGATGCGGATGCATGGTTCTTAAAAACAGATTGCCCTAATGCAACTAAAATGTTTAACAGAACACCATTGCAAACACAAATGTTACCTGACTTTGATACAGGCAACCTACGATACAAGGCTAGAGAAAGATATTCTTTCGGTTGGTCTGATTGGAGAGGTTACTTTGGATCACAAGGTAGTTAACCTTTAGACTACAGGGGAGGAGGATAATCTTTCTCCCCTATTTAATAATTACTTCTGACAGCGAAAGCTGACATTAGCCACGACAGGAGAAATAACATGGCGAATACAACTTTTTCAGGACCATTAAGAACGGGTTCTATTTCACAAACTACTGGTACCTCAGTAGGAACAGACGTTAAAAACATAGGTTGGGTACAAAGCTCTCAAGCTTTCTTTGTATCACTTGGTGATACTACTGTATCTACAACTGTTGTTATTCCAGCACGTAGTATGATTACTGCAATGCATGGACATGTAACAGCAATATTTAATTCAGGAACATCTGATACTTTTGATATAGGTACTGCAGGTGATATTGATTTATATGTTGATGCAAATGCTGCTATAGGTGGTACAATTGGTTTTCACAATATAGGTGGAACTACTGCTAATACATCAGCATGGACTGACACAGGTGCAACTGATCAAAGAATAATTTGTACACATACTCCAGCAGGTACTGCAGGTACTACTGGTGGAATGTATGTAGTAATTGATTATCTACAAAGACGTAACTTTAATAATGTAGTGGATGTTGTTACTGCTCCAACAACTTAATTTCCATAAGTATTAAGTTTAGTTTATAATAGGGGAGGAGTAATTTTCTCCCCTGACAATTGGAGTAAAAGATGGCAACAAATATTAGAAGTGCTTTTGCAAGCTATAAAGTTTCAACAGCTGGCGGCATGAATATGGTAGACTTACAAACAGGTGTGTCTATTATAGATACTCGTATAAGAGGTTTTGGTTATGCTGGTTCTACAGCTAATACAATAATAAGATTAGCTGATGTATCAGGAACAATAATAGAACAACCTATTACTGTTGTTAATCAAAGTGATACAATTTATTTTGATGCCTTGGGTATTAGAGTAAATGGAAAAGTTTCGATGACAATGGTAAGTGTAGCAGTAGATGGAACTGAAGTTATTGTTTCTACTTCTGATCCTAAATCACGTACCTATATTTATTACGGATAGTTAAATGAATTATACTGCATTAGTAAGTTCAGTTATCGCAACCACAGAGAATGAAGCTACAGAGTTTGTTAGTCAGCTTCCTAATATGGTGGGTAGGGCTCAAGAAAGAATACTTGGGGACATAGATGATATTGGTTTAACTAGCTACGTAAGTATTGCAGTAAGTATTAACAATCCTTTTATAACAGTACCAACTGGTACACAACTAGTAAAAGGACTAGTAGTAAATACTGCTGGTTCTCAAGGTTCTTTATTACAGAGAGAGTATGACTATGTAGTGGACTACTGGCCTGTTGAAGCTTCTGTTGGTACACCTAGGTACTATGGTTTTAAAAGTAATACACAGATTAAAATAGCTCCTACTCCTTCAGCAACTCTTGATGCAGAGATAGCTTATCAAACTAATCTGACTACACTAACCTCATCAACACAATCAAATTATTTAACAGACTTCTGTCCATCATTATTGTTTGATGCTACTATGATAGAGGCTACATACTTTATGAAAGATTATACAGTACTACAAGCATGGCAACAAAACTATGCAACAGAAGCAGCACGAACTCGTAACAGAGCTAGACGTTCAAGAACTAATACAATGCAAGATAACTGGAGTCCAGCAGGAACTCCTGACACAGTACAAAAGGGAGGAAGCTAATATGGCTACTAGCGCATACAGGGGATTACCAAATAATAAAAAGACTTCATTTAATAATCCACCTAAACCACAAATGACAGGGAAAAGAACTTCATTAAGAAGTGTAGAAAAAGGAAGACTTGGTGGACCAAGAAATTCTTTAAAAGAAATTAGAAAAAAACCTACTCTTAAAGCAGCTCCTGTTAAAAAAACTCCTATGAAAAAATCTAAGTATGCTCATAATCTTAAACAAGTAGGTATGCCACAAGATGGTGGTTTTACTAATCAAGACTATACATCAAAAGGTTTACGTACATTACTATCTCAAGGAAATCCTAACAATAAACTAGGAGAATATCAAGATGGTAATAAAGGACTTAATGATAGAACAGTTAAAGTTAAAAAAAATACAGGAAATAAAGGTATAGGTCCTCAAGTTCCTGATCTATCTTCTGATTTAGAAAATATTTCTAATGTAGATTATTCTAAAGATAATAAAGATTCTGCATTAAAGATAACTATTAATACAGGACGTAATCAAAATCCCGGTGCTCTTATGGGAAATAAAAATACAGGTCCACGTAGAAAGAAAGTAGGTAAAGGAAGTTATCAAAGAGGAACGACAGCTCCTAAAACTAAATTGGTATTAGCTCCACATAGAAACCCAATGAATAAAAAAGTTAGAGTAATTGATAGACCAGTTACAAGAAAGAAACCAAAAAATAATACAGGCTCTGCTAGATTTTCTGGTGGTGGATTAGTTGCATCTTTGTATGAATCATTTTAAGGAAAAATAATGTATGATAAATTATCTCCAGAACAAAAAAAATTAAAAAAAAGTTCTATTAGAAAAATACAAGGACGTAAAGGTTATCCCACATCTAAACAAATAAGACATGAAAATATAGCAATTAAAAAAGAACTTAATAAATTAGATAAAGGTAAACAACCTAAATCAATAGAAAGAAGACTTGATAACTTTAAGTTAATGAAAGAAGCACTAAAAAAGATGGGAAGAAAAGTAAAAGTAGGTCCTGCTTTTTTATTGCAAGATCAAATACCAGCTAACCCAAAGAAAAAAATTTTTAATAAAGGTGGCTCTATAGGTTCTAAACTTGTAGCTTCATATTATAAAGGAGGAAAAATATAATGTCACAAAAACAAAAAGGCTGGACAGATAAAATTCTAGATAAAGCAGCTAATAAACTTAGTAGGTTATCAAGAAAATATATGCATCAAATTGATCCTGAAGATGATCCATTATTATTTGAAGAAAATGAAGCTAGAGATAAAAAATATTCTGATGACTTATTTAGTAAAGCTAAGGGTGGTAAAATAGTATCATCATTTTATAAAGGAGGAAAAATATAATGCTTAAGAATAATTTTAAATCATCCAAGGAAGCTAGAACAGGTGCAGGAGAAAAACTTAAACTAGATTCTTTTCCTGATACCATAGCAAGACCAACCGGACAAGGTTATGGTGCTGCTCGTACAGGACCTTCTGTTGTAAAGATGAACAGAGGTGGACCAGCTAAACAAAAGTATACTGCCGGTGGTAAAGTAAAGTATAATGCCGGTGGTAAAGTTAGTATGCCAGCTCGTATGCGTAATAGGTAATGGCAATCAGTAGACCTAATATAGGACAACAATTAATTAACAAAGGAAAAAGTAAAATGGCTAAAGTAGTAGGTAAAAAGAAACAAGGATATAATGCTCGTAAAGATGAATCAATTGCAATGAGAGTTAAAAAGAAAAGAACTGCAAAGCAATTAGCAAATTCAAGAAATGAATCTTATGGTAGGTCAGGTTCTAAGATGGTTAAAAAAGGTAAGATTAACAGACGTAAAGCTTAGGAAATAGTAATGGCTACATCAAGTACTAATGCATTTAATTTAGATTTCTATGTGGATGAGATCATTGAGGAAGCTTTCGAGCTTGCCGGTGGTCAACCACAAACAGGATATGATAGTCGTAGTGCAAGACGTAGTTTAAATCTTTTACTAACAGACTGGCAGAATCGTGGTGTTCTTCTATGGGCTACTGATCTACAAACAAATACATTAACTTTTAATGAGGCCTCTCTAACTTTAGATCCATCAACAGTAGATATACTTGATGGTTATCTGAGAGCTTCTGCTGCTGGTAATGATTTACAATTAACTCGTATATCTTACAATGAG